GAGTTCTCCTTCTTTGCATAATAATCGTCCTTATTAACAGACATACGGTATTTACTGTATCTTCTAGGGATAATACTACTATCGGGCTACTACCTCTTCTAATCAAAATCTAATCTTGTAACTTGTCTGGAATCCATCAACTTTGTTGTCTTTAACATTTAGTTGAAAAGACACCCCTTTATTGTACCCAAAATTCCTTTGTACTTCAATTGGAACGTACCATTCATTAGACACCCTTCCTATCCCAGTTCCCACTTCCCACTTGTGCTTCTTTTCGTAGTCTTTGAAGACTGGTGTGAGATCCAGAGTTTGGTCTACTCGTGCTGTAGTCGAAGTAGAGGAAGATGGAGAAGGAGGAGTGTCTTTTAATGGTTCTTTAATGTTCTTATCTTTGACTGGAATTTGAACGTCTGTACCATTGATGACTGCATGATAGTGGTTATTCAGAATCAAATCAGGATCAGACATATTGGTTTTACTTGTTGCTGTTATTTCAGTAGTCATAGATGGTGATGTAGAGGAATCTGTAGTGATAGTTGTTTTTGTTATTCCTTCTTCATACCCTTTATCATATCCATAATGGTAAATCATTGTTGTTGTTCCAATAAAGAAAATCATCAGAATAAGAACAATGAGTATATTTCTTTTGTTTATACCATTAAAATCAATCACTTTAGAATCACCTATTTTCATTCTCAATACTGTAATAAAGGATTTAGACCTTCGGTGTGTCACATTGAAAGTTCTAATAGTTTACACACATAGTGATTCACATATAGTACCTAGTGTAGGAAACATGTATTTCTTATTTCATAGAGTTCCAAGTTACAGAAACAAGAAATACATGTATATAATATAGATTCCCTCAGTCTCCCCATAGCGTGCCACAATTAACCACTTTGTATTTATGTACCACAATTAGGGATTTCTTAGGTATCTCCTAAACTAGAGTTGTCTTTTATATGAAACTTTCTCCGCAGTATTCAGATCCTTTAACATCGCCAGTTTCACCTTACTGTAGTTACCTCTGCCAACAGGTCTAGGGTTTGTCTGATTCAGTTCTGGAATGTAGAAGATACCTCTGTCTGGGTCATCCCACTGTTCAAGTAATTCATCCAGTTGTTCATCCATCCCTGTTTGATAATCCCTATCCATAGAATTAGCAAAGAACTCTACTGCCATAGTGACAGCATCCAGTCTATCATCATGAGCAAGGGCACCACGTTCACTGGTGAGCCTTGTCATTTGGTAGATTAAAGAATAATTAGGACTAGCTTCATATGTCTTATAATCAGCAGTGATTACCCCTTTATTGACAATGAGCTTGTGTCTCATCATCACTGGTTCAAGGGTGTCTATAATACGCTGCTCCTTCTGTGCCTTACTTCTGATCTCTTCCAAAGCACATGGATAGATTCTAGTGAAGATAGGGGCAAGGAGTTTACCAAACATCCCATCACCAAAGTTAGATTCATAGACAACAGTATTCACTTTCCAGAACTTAGCTTTATTAGCCAGCGTCTCTAATGTGTTGTCACTATATCCAGAAGTGTACCCACCACTCTCCATCAAGAACAAATAGCCATTAAGATATTTGATGATTGCATATGCCGTTTCATCCTTACCACGTCCAGATGGGTCAATAGCCATAACTGTTCCAGTGTATTCAGCTGTTTCTGGAGATTGCAATAGAGGAGAATAGAAGTAATCCCCTTTAAGAGCTACAGACGCTACATCCTTCCATCTCTTTGTAGGATCAGCAGTCCAAGACCATTTGAGACTAGCTTCATTCATATCCAAATCAGCTACAATCAAGTCCTGTACTTTAAGTGGATATTTCTCTTGATCCGACAAGTTGGTATTGAGCATGAACTGTAAAGCAAACCCAGCTTTGCCGTAAGACAACTCTCGCTCTGCAATGTCCTGTGCATTGAATCGTTTAGGGTCAGTCGGTTCTCCCTTATGTGCTTCCCAGTTATCAAGGATAAACGGAGCAAGGGTGTCTCCATAATCTTCGAGTTGTTTCTTGTCTTCTGGATAGCGTACCGTCCAGATCCTGCAATGATAGCCACGCTTCTGTAGTTCAGTATAAAGAGACATTTCATTCTGAGGTGTCCCCAGATAAATGATTTGTCCACCCGGTTTAATAACAGAATCAAATTCCTTTACTGCTTCACTCAACTTATCACGTTGTGTCTGGGTGCCAGAGTTGCCCGGTACTTCCACGTCATCTGCAATCAGAAGGTCTGCACGAGAGCCAGTAATCTGCCCTGTGATACCTACAGACTTTACAGACGGAGAAATATCTGGGATAGCTAACCCCACATCAAAAAGGTTCTGGGTATTTCTCTGCCCTTCCTTTGTCTTTAATTCAGCAAGGAAAGGGAGCAGCATAATGATACGCCGTACAAAGACAGCATTGGCGTCTGCTCTATCTTTAGATGCAGAGACAATCAGAACCTTAATCTGGGGATCGTTCCAGAGCTTCCAGACAGCGTAGGCACACGTCAGGTAAGACTTCGCTACACCTCGGAATCCCTCAATGATGAATCGTTTACTGGGATATGTCATAAGATGCTTCGCAATGTCATATTGAATTGGTGTTGGTTCTGGTAAGCCCAAATCATGCCAGAGCATATAGACAAACACTCTGAAATCTTCTTTAGCTTTCAGAATCTGAGTGTCTGTCCAACATGCTTCTGTAAAATCAGTTAAGTCGATCAATATCCACACCGTCTTTCACATCATCAAAGATTGGGATGTGCTGCTTCTCAATCTGTCTCTGAATGTCTGCAATCCCTTTAGTGCGTGGAGAGACAATCAGATCATTGTCTTTCAGGAACTTACGAACGCGGTCAAGGAAACGTGGGTCTTTCCGCATTTCTGGATCAGCCAGCCCTTCACGAATCGCTTCTACTTCTCCCTGTGCAATTTCATCTAAGAGATTTGGATCTACTTCAAACATCTTCATCACCCCATCCATCATATTTATCAAGATCATTTGCTCTGATAGTAGACAGAACCTTGTCTGCATAATCAGGATCAGTTGCGTAGATAGGAGCAAGAGTTCGTACAAAGTCTTCTACAGACCAAGTGCTTTCCCATGCTTCCATGACTTCTTTGTATTTGTAATCCTGTGTAATAAGAATGCACCAGTCTCTAATCGCATCTTCCAGAGATTCATAAGACTGGAATCTAGCATAAATGGTTACATAGCCACCATCTTCCCATTCCGTAGTCTGCTGTCGTACATAATTGCCCCAGCCATTCCATTTACGTCCAAAGTAGTTATACTGTCCAATGCAGTACCTACCCCAGCCACTTTCAAGAATAGACTGTGCAATACATACAGACGCTGGAAGATTATATTCTGCACATACATCACCAGCAGTATTTCCGATCATTTCAATAAATTCATCTGGGGTCATATGGGAATCTCCTTTCATGCTCCTTCTTTACTTCATCAGGCACTCCATCTTTATCTGCATCATAAAGCCATCTACTAAGCAAAGTTACAGTTGCTGTCATTCCAATCACGACAACAATGAACTGTCTAAACTCTGGAATATTTGGGTGTCCTGTCATAATCCATTCATATGCTGTCATTGTCAAATAAATAAAAAGACAAAGAATCAAAAAATTGACATTTAATTTAATCAATGTCATAGATTCTTTGTCTCGTCTCTTTGGTTTGAATGTAGACAACACTTTAATTAGTTTTGATTTAAGTTGTCCCACATATCCTCCATGCGTGCAATACGATCATTGTTAATACGATGCGCCATTTCCATAGCTGTCATTCTAGCATCTAATGCACGTCTGTCTGCTGCACTCATTTCTACTTCTCTTTTCAGTTCAGATAAAACCTTAGTGTTCATGTCAATCGTCTTCTGAATAGGGCGGATTACAAGATAATTGAACCCACTACTCACCAGTGTTGCGATGGTTAGAACAGAAACGATACTGTCTAAGAAGTTCATGCTTACCTCACGCAAAAAAAAAAACAGCACCCGATAAGTGCTGTGCAAAATCATAATAAATTGAACAATAAAAGGAGTATACCTACTATAGGAGAAACAACGAAAGATAGGAATACAAAAACAATCATACATGCTCCTGCATATGACATTTTTCCGTTTTCTTCTACAATAGCAGCAGCAATGAAGAAAGCAATAACAGCTAATGTCGCAATCATATTCATCCCTTCTTTCTGCCTATAGTATAACATGTTTAATGTAAATATAATAGGGAGTGCCAAAAGACACTCCCCACCATATTTAACTCACTAACTCACTTATTACTAAGTAGTAGGCGTGGTGCCTGTAGGTGTAGAAGGAGTTGGGACGATGAAAGCAGGAACAGGAGCAGGGCGAAGTCTCTGAATGAGATCCGCAGTCTGTGCTGTCTGTCCGTTCAGGATATTCGCTGCCATGAGCTGTCTATCCCTTTCTTCCAGTTTAGCCTTTAACTCTGCCATCTGGTATGCGGAGAACATTGCTCTGGTCTTCTCCCCATCCTCTTTGATAGCTTCTACGATACTGCAAGTGTTCCTATACCCTTCTGTACGCACTGCATCAAGGTTTCTGTTTGTCTCACAGCAGCACATCTGAGATGCCTGCTGGTTCTGAGCGAGCTGCTGCATAAGACCAAAGTTGCCCTGCATGACAGTCTTCTCCAGACCATTGATACCATTTGTGAGAGCATAGGTGCTATTAGCCTGTCCATAGGTCAGACCACGCATCTGAGACATTTCATTAGAGTAATCAAACCCTCTCTGAATGTCTGCCTGTGTTGCAGCATTTCCTTTGTTACCAAAGAGATTACCACCGCCACCAAGTAACACGAATAAAACGACTACCCACAACCATTCACTACCACCGAAACCTGCTCCTGTCTTCTCATTCAAATTGAATACAGGCTGCACACCACTCATACCACTCATACCGTTCTCCATAGAATCACCATTCCTTTCGTAAAAATAATAAGAGAACTGTATACATCAACTCTGCCGTACGCTCAGAGCTGAATACCAAACATAGCAAATTTCTGCTTTATATCAGCAATAAGAGGAGCAAGCTGTGTCTGAGGAATCCCCTGTGTAGATAGCATGTTCATTACAATCTGCTGTCTTTCAACTGGGGTCTTTCCCTGCAGCATAGTCATTGCCCTCTGGAATCGTGGATCATTACCTATCAATGTCATAAGAGCTGTTTCAATGTTAGTGTTCATTATGATTAGTCTCCTTTACTTTTAGCAATCAATGTATCTACTTTTTCTTCAAGTGTTTTCAACCTTTCATTCAAACTCTCTTCCTGTCCTTTTGCTTTGTCGTATACTTCAATGACTGGAAGACCACTGAGATCAATGTATTTCACATAGACCTTATTCTCTTTTTTAGAGATAAAGAAAGTGAGAGAGCCACATGGGTCTACTCTAGCTCTCCTTACTTCCTCAACATTATTTACTTCACCTCCGAAGCTGTTGATAGCGGGTGGTGCTGGGGGATAAGCGAACATGATAATCACCTTCCTTTTAGTTAATAATCAGTTCTAGTAGGAGATTTTTTGTTAATTTCAGGAGACCATCTTATTATTACACTATTGTTTGGCACACCTAAGTATGGTTCATCTATCCATTCAAAAGCTGCCCAGTATTCTCTGTGTGTATCACAGTAGACGTTTACATAATAGGGGGAAGAGTCCGTTCCTTCATCTGATTCTATCGTTATTTTATGTGTACTACCCGGTGTAACACCAACGTATTCATTGCTGGACACCTCTGTGTCATATTCAATTTCAAGCACTGTAATCCCCGAAGGAACTGTAAATGTTCCAGACACTGATATTAGTTTCTCTCCAGTTGGAGCTGCTGCTACTTTCTTTACCTGATAGACTCCTCCATCACTCTTTTTAACATAGCAAGGTACATCTCCACTCCCTTTAGCTTCCAGCTTAATATATGCTGGAGAGCCTTTGAACTTAATCTTCAGGTTCGGTTCAGGACACTCATCAGTGGTCGAATAGGCATGAGCATCGTACTGTGTCCCGTCTTTCTTTACATGAAAAATTGCACCAAGATCACTCATTCTATCCACAACTCACTTCCGTTAATACCAAGGTGTCCATTGCTGATTACTGCAAATCCGCTATCATTAGTCAGCTGTGAGGTTAGTTTAGGAATCTGAAGTTCAAGAGAGGAGCTTGCAGCTGAAACTGCTGCGTGTACATAATCTATAGTAGCATACGAACCCAAATCAATATTACCGATCTTATTATCTACTTCTGCTCTAGTGTAAGTTTCTGTTTTCGTATAGTAGCTAGAAGGGTCAAACTTAGCAGCATCAATAGCACTCTGAGCTGCTGCTGCTGCACTAGCTGCTGCTTTAGTTTCACTTGTCTTCGCATTAGAAGCACTTGTAGCTGCATTAGAAGCACTAGAAGATGCTGCCGATGCACTATTAGCACTGGATAATGCACTTTGCTTTGCTGCATTTGCACTAGAAGAAGCTGTAGCTACATAAGATGCACTGGAATCTGCACTAGACTGAGAAGCACTAGCAGAAGCAGCTGCATTACCAGCAGACACTTTAGCTGACTCAGCCCAAGTCTTAGAGGATTTACTATCCGTAGCTCCGTCTGGACTAGAGGAAGACACAGCCCACTTCTTAGCAAGATCTGCACTATTGTTAGCTTCAGTAGCTTTAGTAGTAGTAGCATCTCTTAAAGTGGTCATAGTGCTAACGTAAGAGTTCCCAGTAGTCACCAAACGAGTATTCTGGGTATCTCCTGTAGTGGTCAATCGGGTATTCTGATTGTCTCCTGTAGATACCAAACGAGCATTCTGCGTATCCCCAGTAGCTACAATAGAGCTATTCTGTGTTGCCCCTGTGTTTTTAAGCTGATTTAAGAGACTGTCCTGATTAGATTTAATGTATCTAAGAGTTACAACATCTCCATCCTCAATCGGATCAAGAGCATTGATAATTCTTTTATACTGTCCATCCCAGCAATTAGGGTTATCATACGCAGTAGACATCCCAGAATCAAAGACCTTATCAGCTGTTTCTTCCGCAAGATGCAAGAGCTGTACTTCCTGTAAAGACAAGTCTGCACTTCTAAGTACAGAAGCATCCTGCCATTCTACCAGAGGAGCAGTAGTTGTCTCACGATAAATCTTAACAGAATGCCCAAGTGGAATACCTTTCACAAGTCGTACCTGTTTGTCTTCTACCGTATAATCCACACCCATAGTAAGTTCTGTGCTGTTGGTGTAAATGTCTTCTACCTTTACAAACTTCTTCCGTAAATAATCAAAAGGGAATGCATAGACAAGCTGACTAGCATTCCCTTCATAAATTACAGAAGCCTTTCTCTCTTTAGCCAAAGTTAAGCTCCTTTACTATTTAACATTCATGATTGAAGAAATATCAGAATTTGCATTACGATTGTTCCCAGAATCAGCACCAATCTTATAGCGGTTCTTTCGTTCACGCTGCTTCTTCTCCTTATTCATCTCTTTTCGTTTCTTTACACCGCTGGCATCTCTAATTTCAGATGCAAGAAGTGTCATGCCCCAGAATCCATTGAATGGAATAGTCTTCATAATATTTGCCATATCTTCCTGTGATATGCCATCCCCCACTGTAGAGTTATAGACACTTTCTCCAACCCCTAAAATCGGATTGATAGTAGAAGAGACAGCTGGCATCTGATCTACTGCACGCCCTGCAATAGAACCTGCTTTCATATCTTTCCCTGCGCCGTACGCCTTAGAAGAGTTGTCTACTGTAGTACGCATCATAGGTGTACCAGTCAGAATCTCATAGATGTCTGAACCAAAGGAAGGGATAGAGCCAGTGATAGCACCACGCGAGAAAGCAGCCCATGCAAGTCTACCTGGTGTCAACTGTTTAGCAATGTACTCTTTTCTTCCTTCTGGATCATTAGGGTATTTCACCAATGCTCTAAGATACACCAAGCCCATATAAGACATGCAGTTCGTTCCCATTGAAGCCAGTGCAGCCAGTGCATCATCCATCTGACGGGAAGACAAAGCTCTGAGTGTCTGGTCATTAACGGCACGAAGAGAATAATCTTTGAACTGGAACAACAGCTTAGTAAACCAGTTCTTTTCCTTCAAGAGAGGTGTATTCCCGATAGACATCTGCTGAATGCCACGTCTGCTGTAGTTTTCAAGCAGATTTCTAAATTCAAAGAAAGTCTGATGGTCTTCTTTTCTCCATTTGTCAAAGACATCTGGATCAAATTTGCCACTATCAAGATATTTTTTGATATAGGATTTCAGTTTGTCTACATCCTGTACATGTGCTGCATCCAATAAATATTTGCTGAATGGGTCACGAGTACTGGAAATCTTCTCTCCTCTAGCCCATTTGATAGCGTCAATGAAGCCACTTTCCCTAGTTTGTCTAATCATCCAGTCTGTTAATTTAGGGAGCTGATTCAGCGTGGATGTAATATTGGAGAATATCTTCATTGTCTCCTGTGCCTTATCAAGTCTCTTTCCCCAGACACTAGAATAACCAAGTGCGTCTCTAAAAGACCGTGCTTCATAATCAGAGTTCCTATCCCAGAATCTAGTATTTAGTTCTCTTCCATACAATCTTACCTGTGCTTCTTTTGCAAAATCTTCCAATTCTTTTTCAGATGCAGAGAGCATAGCACGTCTCATCTGTCTAAGGCTTGGAATGGACTTATACAGAACACGAGTTCCTGCATATGCCATTGCAGAACCAAATTCACCAAGCTGTGCCATGAACATCTGTCCACCAACATCTGCATAGGATTTAGTTCTGAAAAGCTCAGAGAAAGCATCCCAGAGAGTTTTAGGCTTTGTATCTACATGTGTAGAGAGCAAGCGAGACATCCCTTCTGTCAAGGCGTCTTTCTGTTCCTTTGCTGCTGCCTTAGTAATCTTACCTGCTTTAACACCTAATTCAAGCTGTTTTGCTACGTCATCAAGAACACCAGTTTGTCTCCAATTTCCGATGGAATCAAAGACAGCCACTTCGCCACAGACACGATCAATGTAGGAATTGATGATTCTGTCTGTATTCACATCCCGAAGATGAGAATCAAATGAGAAATCAAGTGTTGTTCCTGCTTTGTTCGAGATAGGCATGCGTACTGTAGTATCCATCGGAAGTCGAGATTTTAAGAACTGGGGGATTCCTACACCGTACTTACCTCCAGAGAAGCATGTTTCACTGGCGTTCTGGTCAATAACACCTCTCGCCCAAGCCTTACACCTTTTATCAATTTCTTCTTCTACCACAGCCTTAGTAACCTTTTCAAGCTGCGGTTCTTCTGGAAAGCCCGAAGTATCCATCTCCTTCTGCTTTCCTACGGCTTTTTGATACCCAGCATCTTTAAGAGCCTTCCCTTGTTTAGATCGTTTGTTTGTCTCTCTAAATTCTGGTTCAGAAACACGCCCACCAAACATTTTGTCTTCCCATTCTTTGTGAGCTTTGAGGTATCGTCTTTTTGCATCTGCTTCCATCTGCTTTCTGACAACATCCCTCTTACATGCCATTTGTGCATACTCATACATTTTCTTCATGCATGTTTCAGTGTCACCATCCATGAAATCTACAAGGCGTGTCAGCATCTCATTGTCTACTTTACGAGTAAATTCAAGATCAAGTGGCTTCCAGTCTTTATCAATATAACTACCGTAACCACCACCACCATGAAACTGAGAATCTTCCTGCATCATGGTGAGACACCCTTCTCTGATCTTTTTAAGAGTATCTGCTGCTTTGATGACCTCTGGCTCCCAAACCATTTCATTAGGAGACAACCCTGCTTTGTTTCCTGCATACTGAGCATTAAAGCACTGCTGCACCTGTCTATCAAATTCCAGTCTATACTGCCCCTGAAATTTATAGAATTTATTTTTCTGCAACCATGCATTTCTAGCATCATAATAATCATTGAGCATTGGTTTTACCCGTTGCTGTAAATATTGCTTGATACGTTCACCGACAACTGGATTTGCCCGCCCTGCAATTCTTCCTCGTGTTGGTTCAAAGAGAAAATCATTCAAGCTACGGACTGCAAGAAGCCGTGAATGCCCAAGTACCCCATAGATAGTCTTAAACAATCCCCCTGCTTCAAGATGTTTTGCAAGACGTGTTGGAAACCAGTGGGGTAATGAACGTTTCATCCAGTCATCCACTTCTTTCTGCTCATTCGCCCACACCATTTCAGCATGGAAGTTGACAGGGCTATCTTTATCAAAAGCTGTGTCATAGATGTATGCCGTTCCATCCGGAGATACTTTGATAGGGGTGTCTCTATACTTCTGTTCATATGCAGAAGCCTTTACCCACTTCAATAGCGTGGCGTCTTTTGGCTTTTTGGTCTTAATTCCACGTAAAGCGTAGATATTTGCTCTTGCAAGACTGAGAACTCTACGTACTGTATAGTTGTGCAAATCCCAGTTCTTATCTTCCAAAAGGTCATAGATACTGGTTCTGCTATTTACATTTACTTTCTTATCTCTAAGAATCTCCTTGTAAGCAGAACCAATAACATCTCTTAACCCTGTTGTCATAGTGTGCATATCTCTAACTACATCTGCAAGGGCACGTTTAGACGCTACTCTGTCTCCGATAATGACATACTGTCCTGTTCCTGGCACTGTGAAAGCAGTTTGTCTGTTAGTAATCTTTATACCGTGTTTTGTTGCAAAAGCAGTTGCCTGATTACTAGACAGAACAAAGCAATTTTTCCCTACATCATTCAGTCCCATCTCTTTCATTTCCTTGACTTTGAGCTTCAAACGGCGTCTCATTGTATCAATAGGTTTAGCTGCCTTTGTCTTAATATCAGAGGACGGCATTGTGTCTTCTGTTACTTTGCCAGTCAGTTTCAGATTGTCTTTCTTTGCCTTGTTCTCTTTTGTTTCTTTACCAGACAGCTTCACATCTTCCAGTTCCGTAGATTCACTGATCTGTTTCAGTTCAGTATTGACACGCTTCTTTATGGTGTCTGTTGGTTTCATACCAAAAGCCCCAGTAAGCATGTTGTCTTCACTACGGTTCAAGTGTCCATATACTTTTTGAAGAGTTTTAGATTTAGGTAATACTCCCTTAACAGTACGCATCGCATCAAACGCATTGCCAAGGATTGCTGCCTGTACCATGTACTGTGCATAGTTTGCTTCAAATCCCCCATACTTGCTAGACAACGCTCTATCTAGCCCCATCATAGACGCACCTGTAGCTGCATTAGCTGCCATTCGTGCTACCTTAGATTTAGCAAACATAGAGAGTTTGTCTGCATTAGTACCAAACATTCTTGCAAGCTGTCCTACCATAGTATCAGCAGTAACGCCACCAAGATACTTAGCTCCGATACCTCCAGCCACGGATTTGATACCTTTTGCAATGAGCGCCCCCTCGCTAAGTCCTGTAGCCATGAGAGCAAGGTTCACTGGTTCAAGCATCCCACCAGCTAAAGAACCTGCAATGCCAGCGATGTTATAGCCCTGCATCTGCTCATCCTGTGCGAGACGAACTGCACGATCATAATCCTGCTTCTTCATTGCAGCCAACATAAACAGGTGGTCTTGCGAATATGAATTAGTCAGTACAAAGTTCTGTGCAGTAGGGTCATTAGGCATCAGCTTCTTTACATAGTCAATTTCCTCATCACTGGGTGTATAAGGGGTACTAAACCCAGGTATAGACACACTCCCTCTGACAGCTGGGTTGATCCATGACCAAAGATAACGAAGAGAGGACGTGACACCACTATCAAGAATTGCATCATCAGCAGCATCCACAAATCTGGAAATGGGGTCACGTTCTTCCATAGGAGCAGGAGCATCTGGAATATATTCATGACCATACCTAGAATGCCCCTGTCTGTCTACAGGAATAGAGCCAACAGCAGTAATAGGAGAATATTCTTCACCAAGCATAGCTGCTGCATATGATGCTACTTCACGCCCATAATCTCCTATTGTCTTGCCATTAGCATCTGCTAACCCTTCATTATCTATATTACCTTCGCCACCCAGCCATGCTCTAGCTGCATGTTCCATATCATACCTAGACAGTAAATCCTCAGCCCAGTATGCAGCTACAGCATCCTGTGTTTCTGGGCTCCAGTCTAATGAGCCGTCCTCATTGAGTAATCCTGCTTTTTCAGAAAGTTCCTGATAAGTAGAAGGAAGAAACTGGTATCGTCCATACGCTCTCTGACCATCTTTATTTACAACGCCCTCAGCATAATAGGAATCTTCTCTGCTGTACGCCCCAGATTCAACACTTGCAATCCCTTCAAGGAACGCATGTAAATTATCCATCGTTACTCCTTTCTTTTAATCCTCTGGCATGTCCGTAGGGTTATATTCAGAAGTCATCTCTCCGTCCACTTCATCCTCAGTAATCCAGTGGTGTCTTTCTTCATACTGTCCCTGCTCTTCTGCTACAAGGTTATCCATTTCAGACACACCTGTATCTGGGTCTGGGGTAAGAAGCTCATTGACGTAAGCAGAAAATTCGTCGGGTGAAAAGTACTTCTGCTCCTGAGTGCTACTGTTCATGAATCCAAGAACATTAGTAGATGGATCATAGACAACATTCATACTTTCTGGAGAATCAAAAGAATACACCATATTCTTGATAGCCAGACGCGCCGATCTTCCCTTATCGGTATAGTTATCCTGATTCACGCCAGTAAAGAAGTCTTTGGGAATAATACAATCCAAACCCATTTCATGATAGTCAAAATACTGTCCTCTAATCTGGTCAGATGCCTGTTTTACTGCTGCATCTCCATCCATACCATTGTAGATATAGACTTTTGCCAGATTTCTGATCTTTCCACGAAGGCTAGGATCATTGGCACCATAGACACCATTTAAGATAGGTGAACCATCTGCATTTGTTCCCATAGTCTCTATCTGCATTGCTGTGTTGTCTGCATTAGCCATGGCATCATTAAGGCGTGTCTCCATAATGTCTTTTGTGTCTTCGTTATGCTCCTGCTGATACACATTTCCATAGAGCTGCATTGCCTTTTTCAGCCCATCAAATCCTTCCTCGGAATGATATGAAATCCCATCTTCTACCTGCGACAAAGAAGACAATGCTGAAATATCTTTCAACGTGCTACCACTGAATATAGAACTAGCCAATGCAGGGTTTGTGTGATACATATCAAGAGCCGTCTGAATGTTCTGCAATGCTGGTGTATTATATGTTGCCTTATCCCAATCAATATTCATGGCGTCCATAAGAGAAGAATTGACAGCAAAATTCAAACTATTCTTAAATGCTTTCATCTGAGGAGCAGTAAGCAGTTTTCCTTCCTGTCTAACACATTCATTCAGATCAATTTCTCCATTAGAAAATGAAGACAAAATTCCTTTCAAGAGTGTCTGACCAGCCCCAATGACTTCCTGCTCTGTCAGTGCTTTCTTAGACACACTCCCATCTGCGTTCTGCACGCTCTTCTGTAATGGTGCAGTGATAGGAGAACCACCCCCATAGGAATTGCCTTTGCATAAAGCACTAAACCATTGAGAAATGTTCTGCTGTGTTGCACTGTCCAATACTGCGGCAGCTGCCTTCCCTACTGCTCCAGAGCGTCCAGAAGATCTTACTCTGCTCTGGTATTCGATTTCTCGCTTCTTATCTCCACGCATAGAGGTAAACAGCCACTTTTGTGCCATGACAGCAGCAATATGAGGATTGTCTTTCTTAATCTGCTCTACCTTTTTGTCAAACTCATCCAGAGATGTACATTTCTGTAGACCATCAACAATATCTGCCATGTACTTTTCTCTAAGCGCACCGTCCATAGCAATTCCAGAACCATGGAAATCTTCATAAGGCAGAAGTTCTTTCAGCTCCCATTCTTTTCCATTCACGTCTGTATAGACACTCGCTTCAAAGATTTTGTCTAAATCCTTACCGCCATTGTTCGCAATACGTTCATCAATAGCCTTAGACAACATGGGAAGCATAGCATAGAAAGAACCCCCAGCATTTTCATAATCAGTACATGCCTGTTTGAGTTCTTCTACCTGTGTCTCAATAGGGGTCTGAGACACGTGTTCTGCACTTCCTATGTCTGACAGTTTGGCAGTAAACGAAGCAGAGCGAATCGCTTCTCTATTCTTCCCTGCTTCTGCCATCTGTCTATTGATATTGTTCTGGGTGTAGGTGTCCATATTTTCATAGAACCCAAGAGCAAAGAACTTAGAATCTCCATTGTGCTGAAAACTGGAAATAGGTTTGATACTTCCCAGAGCAGAGGCACTGTTAGGAGCAGAATCCCCTGTGACCTGTGCGTCTTCATTTGCCTTTTCCCAGTCTTCACCAATGTTATATTCACGTCTATGTGCTTCTACAAAGTTCAGCCATCGTGCGTTTTCTTCCCCTGCTGTCTGACATTCACCCTCTTTGGCTACAACGTCCTGATCGTATCTGTTACGAATATCACGAATTGCATTTTCGCCACGATACTTATCTAGGGCAGCCATAGTATAGGGATTGTCTAACAACTCTTTGTGATTAGAGTTAGCAAGCATCTGCTGAGAAGAAGTCAGAATCTTTCCTGCATTGTTCGGGGCATTCTTAATCACTTCTGCCATGAATTTGCCATACTTTTCATCTCTAGCATTCTGTTGTGACATGTGACTAAGGATAGTATCTCCCAGCACCCCAAGTGCTTTTGCAAGACTTGCTGCTTTAGATCCTGCACCTGCTGTCGTACTTCCAGAAGGAACAATAAGCTGCTTCTGGTATGTATCTCGTACCTGAGGTGCAAACTGTCTCTGTGTACCTACGGCATTCGCTACATTTGTTGCCATTACTTCTGTCCCCCTGTCTTACGATTTATTTTTACATTCTGATATGCATCATATGCCTGTAATCCTGCTCCCATCAAAGACAGAATGTCTGCCTTCTTATTTGGTTTAGCAGCTTCCTTATAAGACGCCACTGTACGCTGTGTAGACTTCAATGTAGTCAGTTTGTTCAAATCAATCTCATTACTCTTCCGTAAATAATTATCCTGAATAGAAGCTACATTTCTAGCAGTGTCTCCAACAGTACTCCGCATGATCTGGTCAGCTGTTCTACCACCACCAGCCATGTCTTCATTTACTGCTGCCTGTACCTGTGAATTGAGCTGTAATGCATTCTGCTGAGTTTTCATGATAGAAGTAACAGCTTCATCATATGCATCCTGTCTTTCCTGTTCATAGTTCACCAGACTGCCATTCATCTGATAAATAGCATCATTTGCCTGTGCCTGATACGCCTTTGCATTAGCTATGTTCTGCTGTCTAATCTGCAAGCCTTTCAAGCCTATCATTGCTGCTGCCATTCCTGCGAATCCACACATTACTTACTTTCATCTCCTTTTAACTCAAAAACAGAAAAATCATCATCCAACTTTATCCATGTAGCACCAAGCCAATTCAGATACTCTACATGTGTTTCGTTCTTTGTCCAGACCACATTGGTTAAGACACCATACGCTTTCAGAAGTCTAGGCAGTAACTGCTTTGAGAACCGTAAAAAGCTGAGTTTGTGTCTGGCATACTCTGGTGTAAAGCAGAGCCAAATCACGCCTTTTCCTCTGTATTTGTACAAACCACCAATCCCAACTGCCTTGTCTTTGTATGTAATCTTGTAAACTGGATGTTCATAATGCACTACGAGATCCACAATGCACATATTGTAAGAAGAACGATTACTGCTCATCATGATTTCTTTCTTGTCTTCTCTGCGTAGTGCCTTACAAATATCCCAGATTTCTTTTGTTCCAATAGCTTTGATATTCCAATCAGAATTACACTCTAGTAGCTCTCTTATAGTAAACACCTTCCCAACCTGCACCAATCAATGCTACAGGCATAGGAAGTTCTGTCTCTATACTGATAGAGCAATTAGAACTCAAAGACTGTACAGGGAACTTAAACTGTCCTGTCTCCAATGCCGTAAGTCCAATTTTGTTTCTACCAGAACCTAAAAGCCGTGCAGTCATCACATATTCGTATGTTTCTTTATCAAAACATTCAACAATGGCTTTGATATATCCGCAATTCTCATAGTTCACCCAGAAGTTCCTAAGCTGCAATCTTCCTTCTGTATAGGCAGTAACCCCATTGTCATCCTGTTTACGGATCATGACCTCAGAGAACTTTGCCTTGAATTTGTACAATTCTCCTTCAATGAGACGCTCTCCTACCCAGTTTCCTTGTAACCAGACATATCTACCATCTTCCATCTCTTCTGGTGTCCATTTGCGGAAGAAACCTTTGTTGTCTACCAGCCCATAAGACACACCTGCTTTCAGAGTGTCTCCATACATGGTCTTCATATCTACTCTGGTTCGCCCTTCAATATCATCATAAGCATCCGCAGCAATAGCAGGTAAAACAACTTTTCTATCCATAAAGACACGGTATGGCTCATATGCTTCATAGTCCTTCGTGTTGTAAGTAAAGGAGACACTTTCAAGAGTAATCATCCCTTGTCTATCAAACACAAGATACAATGTAGAATTGATGAATCCACCACCAAGTACTCTAGCACCATTGAACTCCCAGTAAGACCAAGAGGACTGCAATCTGCTATTGTCTACAAACAAATATTTGTAGATGTACATTTTTGATTCAGCACCAAGAGTAAAGAACCCTAAGACATTCTCTGTATTGGAAGACACAATTTTATACACACCATTCGGGATGAAAGATGGTACATGAGACGTTACATCCTGTGCGTCCTTCAAATTGGTGGTGTCTTCAATCGTGAAATATTCTTTAATCGTAGTAAACTCTGCACGTTCTGTAGGGAAATAGACACGTCTCCCTGCCCCTACTGGACGTACATAAGGATTACAAGTAAACTCTGTGACTTCCGTGATAGAGCAGTTCTTAGGAGACAATATGCCATCTGCTCTGAGCAAGAACTGTGTGTCATTAGAGAATAGGAGTAACTCTTCATCAAATGGAACAGCATGATAGAGGATAGACACACTGTTATGAGATACTGCCAAATCAATAGGATCTGTGTCCTGCATGTCTACTACAGAAGCAAACCAGAAATTAAAGAAAGACGCAGACCTAGACAGAATGACATTCTCCCCTGAAATAAGACCAAGCCTATTTCTGTAAAAGAAAATATCATTGATAGTTGCCCCCACGAAAGAAGGTTCTGGGTTAGAATCTTCATCGCCTACGTCTCTATCATCCCAATCCAGAGGTTTGAGTGTGAAAGACATGTCTGCATTTCTTATCAGTCCCTGCGGCATAGTAGAAGAATCAAGAGTAGTTGGTGTCTCTGGTCTTGCACATTCTTTCCAGAGCTGGGTGTCTCCGTCATATCTGACATAATAATCATCAGCTACATTCGTTGCTCCTTTTACCTGTACTGTAAATCCATTAGGAGCAGAACGTGGCAAATTGTTAAAGTTCTGTACAGCATGATAAATACCAAACATAGACATGCCATTGTAACCGTCTTTGATTTTAACGGTCTTAATGGTAGTCCCTGCTTTCTTTACATATAACCAGCTATCACCTGTTTCTACTGTCCACCCATTGCTTTTAGCAGAAGTAGCAAGTTGTTCAGCAATCCAGTTTACGTCTACCTTCGTACTATCAGAAGCATTAGATCCATCTGGTGTCGTATAAGAAGCGATTGTCACATCATTGATAATGCAAGCATATGTTCTGCCATATTGCCCACTCTTAACATTAAAGAGTGCGCCCTGTGTGTCTTTCCATCTCCCAGTATCCCAGACCTTATCTGTCATTGCTACTTTCTTTTTCGTATTCACAATAAAGGTGTAGTCTGCAATGGTAATGCATCTAAGGTATTTTCTAGGATCTACCCCAGTGATATAGGGAGCAGATTTTGCATCAATAGTGACTTTGTATTCTTTGCCGTCTTCATCATAAATCTTACAACTACCATTTCCATCAAAAATCATGATGTACTTTTCTTCTTCATCTCTCTTTACTACATGTACAAGAGGACGATAAGTAGAAGAGGGAGCAGCAAACAAATTCTTGATATGCACAGTCGGTGCCCTTTTTTGCAGACCCCCTACTTCTGTGCTATATCCATTTATCTGCTCTTCAAGCTGCTCTGGTAAACGAAGAATAGCAGGCTGCTGACTGATACCAGACACAATGTTTTTTATTGTCTGACTGTATAAGTTTGTAGCCATTAGTTACCTCTTTCAAGAATTGTCTGCACACCAGTTACATTCAGCATATTGAAGTCATTAGAATCAAGTTCGTATTCCATCAGAGCTGCCCATGCTTCCTGCTCATCTCTGAGAAGCTCTTCACCAAGGGAGCTATCCCCTAAGTAGCGTGTCTGAAAAGTTGTAGCTGCCTTCGCTGTGATATAGCTTCTCATTGGATCTGGCATGTCTTCAAAATCAACAAGGAAAATAATTGTGCAATCAATACTATTGTTAAAAATGTCTGTCTGTTCTTCCCAATCAAAAAGATAGTCCCCTTTTTTCGTGTACTTCTTATTGTCTGTACCAACAACGTACAGGAGATTAGACAACCACCTAATTTTATGCGTCGCAGTGTCTGGATTCAATGTATAAGAATCAATCTTATTGAACGTCCATCCTTTACTCTGCACACGTCTATTTACGTTCCTAAGGATACGCAAGCAGTTAATAACATCTACATTTGTTGGATTCTCAATCGTGTTTACAGGAGATTCACCAATACTTGCAAGAATTTCATTAACTGCTTCAAGTTCTGTCAACGGAGTTAAAGTCATTGCTATTTATCCTTTCTAAACAAATCAAAATAAGGTATGGTGTCTCTTTAAGGACTTGAACCTTAAACCTTCTGGGTATGAACCAGACGCTCTAACCATTGAGCTAAAGAGACATAGTGGGAAGATATGCAGTTGCGTTGAGAGGAGGGTATCATGGAGTTCATGATTTTATATGCATATCTTCCCTATAAGAAAGGAGGAATCGAGAGGTGTGAGAATTGCACTCACAACAGGAAACCCGTAGCTCAGTCCTGCCCTATGGTAAGACCTATACCAAGTTCCCTTCCATGTGCGCTTGCCCTCTCATAAAGTGCCTGCCGTAGCAAGCACTAAATAGCCTAGTCCTCAGACATCAGCTGTTCGCTTCTTAGACATTAGAAGAGATGGTGCCCATGTATGCCGCTTCTGGACGCAGACCACCATGCCCCATAGCATAAGAAGCTACGAGCATGTCTGCCTGATATTCAGCACGGCGCGCACGTTCAATAGCAAGGTCTTTCAGCTTAACAGTACCTACTGCGGTACGATGAGCTGCAATAAAGACAGTGTTGTCTTTGTAATCTGCTGGGAACACATGACCAGCCCCCTGAATAACGCCGTCATTGACTTCTGCACCACCACGAGTGAGGTGAGGAGTTTCAATGATGTCAAAGCCAGCAACACGAAGAACATTGCCTTCCGTGATGGTAGCTACTGCGCCATAGTCATGATTGATCGCAACCAGAGAAGCTACAAGAGCATTTACACCAGTTGGGGTCATGAATACATAACGGTCAGTCGCTGGAACATAGTTTTCAGACATTTTGGTCTTAACATTGAGAAGCATTTCCACAAGTTTAAGCCCCATTTTCTGAGTAACACCAATGTCTTCTCCTGCAAGAGTACCCTTGAGAATCTCGCCTTTACCAAGACCAGTGATGTTTTCTTTGTTCGCTACAACCATCTTTGCGATTTCTGCGAGTACTGCACCGTCTGCTGCGTATGCAAGTGCTTCACCCATCTGACGAGAATATTCACCACGAACATCGAAGTGAGACAGTGCTTCATCCAGATCAGAGATGAGCTGGGAAGTAGTCAGAAGACCATCAATCTGAATGATTTTCTCTTCGCCAGGAATGTTTTCACGCAGGTCATCCAGAGACTTACCAGATTTCAGATAAGCTGCAGTAGCACGACCAAACACTGGGAACTGTGCGGATTTACCACTCGCAATGGATCGAACAATATGGCGTCCATTAGTTACAGAAGCACGCTCAAATGCCGTGATGGTTTCTCCTGCAAATACTTTCAGATATCGGGCAAGAGTATCAGTACCACTCTGATTAAGCCCTGGCTGTGCAATCGTTACATCTGCCAAAATAAACTCTCCTTTACATATAAAAATAGAAATAAATGAATATATGAAACAACAAAAAGACACACACCTGCTTAGATGTGTGTTTGAATATATTTTTGCGATTTACATTTTGTATTTTTTACCAGCGTTTCTATAAAAATAATAAGCCAGTGTGTCTTTTCATTGTTGTCATAACAAAATTAACCAATAAAAGAGCTGTTCATGGTCTTGTCCTGTACTTCTTTAGTGTACGAAGGATCACGAAGATACCGTGGATCAGACATTGCCTTCACCATTTCTCCTCTGTTAGCAAACCCCATGTTGCCAGCATTGTTGCCAGCGTTACTAGACCGACCAAGAATAGAACGACCAGTGTAGCCGTTAGCAGCGTGCATACGAGCCTTAAAGCCATCAAGAGCCAGTCTAATGCCAGCCATATCCCCTTTTTCAATAAGAGAATTAAAGCGTTCTGCACTTCCGTCATTCTGCTTGCTAATGAAGCCAGCAATCTTTTCATACTCTTCCTGTCCCCCTGCATGCTGATAGACATCTGCTACAAACTGCTTTGCTGTTGCTTCAAGACCAGTAATGTATGCGTCAATAACAGACTTTGGATACCCTGCCTTTTCAAGCTGGTCATAGGACTTTTCAGACAAGCCACCATCTGCATAGTACTCATCAGCAAGGGCATCAAAGTCAATTCCCTTTTTTCCTAATTCGTCTTGCAGCGTCTGGTCTGCTTCCACGGCTTTAGACACACGAGTTTCAATAGGTTCTTCTTCACTCGTGGGCTTGTCTTCATTGTCTTTGGCTTCTGCCTGTTCTTCTGTTTTCGGTGCAGTTTCTTCCGTCTTTTCAGTTTCCTGTGCTTCCTCAGCAGGATCTTTCGTCTCAATCTTTTCTGTGTTTGTCGATCTGATTTCAACGTCTCTTCCCTGTAAAGCATCTTCTGCACCACCTGTCACTGCTCCTTCTGGATATAAAGATTCAGTATTTTCTTCCAATTTACTACATACCTCCCATCTGGTTATTCATACCGTCCATTGCTCCTTTTGCTAATTGAGGAGCAGCTTTCTCTGCCATATTCGACATCATAGACTGCTGCTGTTCCTGTTGGAGCTGTTCATCAGTCTTAATGAGTTCTTCTGTGTCAATACCCAGTGCTGTTGCTTCCATAATCATAATTTTCTGCCAATTCAGATATGTCTGTGCAGCAGGATTCATCTGCTGTAATTCCAAGAACTGAGACAGTTTATTAAGATCATGTCCGCGTCCAATAGCTTCTACGCCTGTAATTACTTCCATATCAACAAGGTCTGGTGGAAGGTCTGGAATTTGCCCACCAGAAGAGAGCTGGGCTACCAGTCTACGTGCCAATGGTAACTGGAGTTCCTGAGACAACAGGGAATAAATTCCACCCAGTGTGTCTTCCAACTCACCAGCTACATATCGAATTTCTTCTGCTGTTACACGTTCACCATTGCGCTGTACTGCACTATTCAGCAAGAAGGCAAAAGACAATCTGGATTCAATGTTCGCTGCTGTCTGCTGTGCTACATTCAGATCGTTGTATTTGTCTAACTGCAATACAGTAATGTCTTCTGCTCTGCCGGGAATAAACGCACCTGTTTCTGCTTTAGACAATCTATTCACTCTTGTAATCCCATTTGGATTTACAAGGAAATAGACAGACGCGCAAATAGAACTCAGTTCCACAATGGCTTTGCTCAGGTTTTCAAGGGAACGAATATCCCCTAAATACTCTTCTACGAAAGAACGTCCGTAAGATTCACCATCCATCTTTACCATGCGAAGTGGAATCCATGGGGCACTATCAGCAGGAAATGCCTGTGCTGTCCCATCAATCACTTCCCCATTGACTTCCTGATAAGAGATATACTGTCCATTCTGTAGCTGAACATCTGTATAAATCTCTACTTCATCAGATGGTTTATGCTCTTCCGTGTTGTCTCCTGTCTTAGAGATCATATTCTGCACATCTTCTGGGAGAGACGCCCATGCTACTTTGTCTAAGGTAATCAGTCTGTACCATGTTCCCAGTGCATCACGCACAACGACATAATCATTAAGGCGATACATTTTAATACCACCTTCCTGCGGCGGTAAATAAAGACATGCATTTCCTGCGACAATCAACATTTTCAGAGCTTCTGTAATAGTCACTCTGATCTGGTGTGTCTCCACATATTTCATACAAATATTTTCAATTCGCATGAGTTGCTGCTGTACTTCCGTTACCATATTGTCCCCAGACTGCTCCAGTTCCTGCTTTGTGTCCTGTGAAGGATTCAAAGTAAAGAAAGGGCTGTTTGGCGGCATAAGAGCCAATGCAAGTTTAGATGTCAAATTATTAACTGCTCTTGCACCAAAACTCTGGTATGGTGTGCTGAAAGTAGTAGAAGCATTAGAACCATTCTGAGGAAACAGAGAAGGAATCGTGTATTTAGCACAGTCTTCCGCACGAGTGATATACATGTTTCTATCATTAGACAGACGTTCGTATGCACTCTTCGCTGTTTCTTCGCGGTTCTTGATAATGTCATTCATGCTATTCTGCTGTGCCATGTTTGTCTCCTATCATTAGAGATTCAGACCAGTACCAGTAGTACCCCCAGAACCAGCAGAACCGCCACTATCAATCATTAGGGCGCGCTTCCCTTTGTTCGTCCTCTTCTTTTTGCTAGACACCAGATCAGATTCCTGCTGCCCCTGCGTAGGTTCTGGTGCCGCTACAGCAGGGGCAGAAATCTGCGGAGAAGCAACTTCCTGTGTACCATAGCTACCACCCAAAAGCCCCCCTATGAGCTTAAGACCTGGCTGTGCTACTGCCCCTACTAATTTACCTACTGCATGCCCGATCGCCTTAAACGGTTTTGTAATTGCGTGTGTAACTTTATGCCACCATCCCATATTTCTCATTCTCCTTTAATTTACAAATTGTAATTTACGCCTGTATTATTAGTTGCCTTATTCAGTGTGTCTTTCTTAACAGTAAGAGCTGCCACACCTTTCTTTTTACTTGCTACTTCCCAATTCTTTGTTCCACCATAGACAGCATTTTCGGGTTCCTGTGCAGTATTGTTTGTCTGCTGCAACTGTGCTGGTGTCATACTGGGAATAGTGATCTTAGGCATTTTATTCCATAAACACATATCATTTACCTACATTCATTCTCTGGCATGCTAAAAGAGAATCAATCACATCCTGTACGCCCTTGATGTACCCAAGACGCATTGATTCACTTCCAACATCTTTCTTTGCCAGTAAATAGGAAATATCAAAATTCTTACGAAGATACTCCATAACTTCTGCTGAAATATATGGACGTTTCATCTCTGCACGTAAAGAATCAGAATCATCCTGTACTTTAATCAAGGACTACACCTCTCTTTCTTGCGTGGTATTTGAATAAGATTAGGGAACCATAGGATAATCTCTCCTGTCTTACTATCATAGTTTTCATCTCTAAGAATCCGTGCTACCTGTGCCTGTGTCAATGCATAGGATTCAGACAACCCCTTTTTCTTAAATGCTTCAACTACCGTTTCCCAAGACACACCCTTATCTGCAAATAGTTTCTGGGCTGTCTTAGCTCCAATACCGGGGCATCCAGTGTAATTGTCAGCAGTGTCTCCCATGAGTGTCTGCATCAGATGAAAATAATCAGCTTCTCCTTCATCAATGACATACAACTCACGTTTCATGAAATTATAAAAGACACTCGGGATACACTTGAAATCTTTATCCGCAGATATGATAACAGTATGTCCCTTGTGTCTTGTCGCTAAGATACCGCAAAGATCATCAGCTTCCAGCTTAGGTCTTGTGATACTTTCATAATTTCTTTTACACCAATCAACAATGGCACGATAACAAACAGGTTTTCTCTTCCCTACCCTATTCTGTTTGTAGAGAGGGTAAATCTTCTTTCTGAAATTATCCTCGCCACTGAAACAAAGAATGATTTTGTACTCACCTTCATAGTTGAGTTTGTCTAAGACAGCAGCAGTAATTTCTGCTATACGAGCATCCACTTCACCTTTAGCATCAGAAGCGTCTGCCCATAATGTCCAGACATCCCCATCCCAATTCACTTCATGCTCTACTACAGTACAGGACTGAAAGCAGATCATGTCTCCATCAAATACGAGCATCAGTGGGGATTTCACAAGGCATGGCTGTTTCTTCATTCTTATCCTCCAGATAGCGATCAACCCCATATTTCTTTTTCTCTGCGTCCACTTCCAGCTCTGCTTCTCTAATGTGTCTATGTGCAAAAACGATAGCACATACAGCATCATTAAAGTCCTTTACTTCCTGCATAGTGACAAGCTGTCCATAGCTGTCAGAAACATAAAACTCAATAGAATTGATTGCAGCATAGAGATTCTTTTTCACACATTCGTTATCAATCTTTTCAAGAAACGTCTTTTCCTGTTCCATTTATTTCTTCTCCTCTTCTGGCATATAATGTTCAACTACCTTGATATTGGCTTTCGCTGCACGAATGATAGAAGCATTAGCATTAAACACTTCATTCAGAATAGTACGGAGCTGAGAAGCAATAAAGTTATTGTCCTCTACCGCATCACACATTCCTGCCATGTCTCTAACGACCTTAGAGAATTTGAGTGACAGAATACTTACTTCTTCTGCCTTTCTGTCTGCTTCCTCATCTTCTTCATATTCTTTCAGTTTGCCGTTATAGAAAGCGATAATATCTTTATCATGCTGCTTCATGTATTCAGCAAGTTCTTTTTCACCCTTAATAGCTGCTCCACCTGCTTTATGAAATTCAACATAATCTACAGGGATCTTGTACGTTTTATCAATGTTCAGCTTAAAAGTTGGATGTTTTACATACCAAGTGAGATTATCTCTAGCAAGTTCCAGCGGAGACAGTGTTGCCATATCTACTTCCTTGTCCATATCTGGAGACACAACTCTTGCTCTTTCAAGAAATGGATCAATAGCTGCAATTCTTACAAAGTCAAGAGTGCCATCTTCTTTTCTGACACTGACTGCCTGATCCAGACAAAACAGAACTCCATCTTCCATCATGTGACATACACATTCTTTAGACATAATAAATTCTCCTTTTCTTATAAACAGAGAGAAAGAGAGACGTTCTCTTCTCCATAGCGTACCGCAATTAAAAAATCAGTGGCAATCGTACCAATTTTTGCCAATAATGCCTTCTGTATCTAACTGCACTCTAAAGTTGTAATGTGCCTGTGTGTCTCGCATTGCTGCCTGTGCTTCTTCAACAACAATCTTTGCAACATCAAGATCTCTGCATGCTATCTGCTGTTCATCGTGAACCCAAGCCATCAGAGCAAAGTCTCCATCCCATCCATGCTTCAATCCTCTAGCAAGCAGTCTCTCTTCTGTACGTACAATCCAGTATTTACAGACAAGCGCACCTGCACTCTGTAGTAAAAGATTCAAAGCAGAATGGATAGATCGTACATGCAACTTTCTACCATCCAACCCCTTGAGCCAGTGTCTTTTCCATTTCAAAATGCCCCCACGGAAATCAGTTTCCACGAGAGCATCTTTTACAGCCTTACGTAAAGAACGAATAGCAGGAACTTTCTTCAAGAATCTAGCCTTTACTGCTTTCCCTGCTTTTTCATCTCCACCAATAAGACCACCCATCTTTTTGTCCCCTGCGCCGTATAGAAAGGCGTAGATAAATCTCTTCGCTTCATCTCTAGTAGCAAGACCTGCTGCCTTCTGGTTCAGAGTATGAATATCACCATTGACAACAACATCTGCATATTCTCCACCATCATAAGGAGCAAGAAAGTGAGCAAGACAACGAAGTTCCAGACCACAAGCATCTATTCCGGCCTGATACCATCCTTCTGGAACACCAAACAAACTTCTACATTCTTTTCCATACGGACTGGCATTGTGAGGAACTTGTGTCACATTAGGATTCGCATGTGTCGCTCTCCCACTAACTGCACCACAAGGATTCACTCTGCCATGCATACAGCCGTCCTTCTTCACCAGTTTAAGCCATGCCTGTGCCCCATCTGAAAGCTGTCCAAGTCTCTTCACAATCATCAAGTATTCCTCAATGAGGGGAGACAAGGTTCTTACTTCCTCTGGTGCATCTGGATCCGTAGACATGAAATGAAATGTGTCTTCATCTACTTTCAGTCTGTCTTCCTCGTACAGGTCTGGATTGTCTGGTGAATACTGATAATATTCAGTCACTAACCATTCGATCTGCTGTCTGCTCTTAGGATTAAAATCTTTGTAGCGTTGAATTGGAACGCCAGCCTTGTATCCTAATCTTTTGTTATCCCTCTTAGGAACGAAAACTTTGTCTGGGATACGCGGTGCAAGTTTCATCAACTCCGCTGCTAAGACACACTGCCTTTTCCGTAACACCTTTTCCAGCTCTTCTGCTGCTTCGATATTAAACGGAAATCCATTCTGTTCCTGCTTAAACATAAGCCACTGTGCTGCATGTTCAAGCTGAATAGCCTTTTCAGAGTATGGGTGTCTTGTCAAGAAATCATAGAGCTTCTGGGTAACAACTACGTCCTGTCTGTTATACATCAGCATGTCTTCACTGAAAGTAGCCCATGCATCTTCTGTCTCTTCTGCATACGTCCCTTTCAGCTCTCCCAGACGATACCCCCATGCTTTTAGAGACTGTGAGCCAATAAGTTTACCTGCCAATCTTCCCTTTTTGAACAAATCATAATCATAGTCTTTGATGTTTCCATAGATCAGACGTGCCATAACGAGGGTGTCTCTCACATACTTTCTTTGCCCCCTAGACACATGAAAGATCTCTGGGTATAGCTTTTCAAGGCAAGGAATATCAAAATCAATGATGTTATGTCCGCAGATAGTCTCTCCATTATCAAGAGCATCCTGCAACATATGAACACCCACTTCGATGTTGGTAGGAGAGAAGCTATGCATTGTTTCTCCATCAAAGATCGCCATGCAGTGAACCTTTGTAGATTCTTCTAGCAAGCCGTTACTTTCAATATCAAAAGTCAACATTGTCTTCCTCTCCTTCCTCATCAATGTAGTCACTGAGTTTGTCTACCGCCTGTAAGGTATCATGCTCTTTGTCATAGAATAAATAACCACCAATGCCTGTCTCTCCTGTCCATCGACATTTCAAGACACGCACTCTTACTAAGTTCTTTTTCTTTCCTTCTGCCTGTTGATTTCTTTCCAGACCAAGCACTGTATCTGCTAACTGCCCAATAGCACCAGAGCCGCGAAGCTGGGAAAGAGAGACACACCCACCTTCTTCAAACGCTATGCTTCCTACAGCATTATTGCGTCTGAGATGAGATATAATAATAAGACCAACCCCAGTTTCTTCTGCAAGAGAACGCAGCTGGGTCATCAGAATATCAATCATCTTGCGTTCGTTGTCTCCCTCTAATCCAGAGATTGCGATGGAGATATGGTCAAGAATAATGAAATCACACTCTTCACTGACTGCCATATATCTGATCTTATCCATCAGATTATCCCCATCCAATGAACCAAAATGTTCATACAAGACGTATCGTCCAGTACCTAAAGTCTCATCAAAGGCTTTTCTGTACTCTTCATCAGATACTGCATGCCGATTGAGATACAGACGTTTCCCTACATGCAGAGACATCAACCCTGTAGCAGTACGTTTAGGGTTCTCTTCCAACATAAGCATCCCGATCTTTAGCTTCTTTACTACACCAAAGTCATAGGCAATTTGTCTTACAAATGTTGTCTTACCAACCCCTGTGCCAGCCGTCAAGACACAAAGCTCTCCCTTGCGAAGTCCCATAATCATCTTATTCAATGCCAGGTTCTCCCAAGGCAGATTGTATCCATCATTCTTCACATCCTCAGAAACAGCATCCCATAGATCTTTGCCGTTCACAATGCCATCTGGGGTATATTCTTTCGCATTCCAGATTGCATCAATAACCACTTCTGGGTGCCCATTCTGCAAACATTCATTTGGATCTTTGTAAGGAAGTGTGCCAATGTACAGCTTCCCCGGTTTCAATAGCCCCTCAATGTCTTTAATCCCTTTTCGTCCTGCTTCATCCATATCGAAAAATACAATCACTTTATCAAAGGAATTAAGCCATTCAGACTGTGCTTTGAACACCTTCTTTGCACTGCCAGCACCAGCAGGGATAGAGACACAAGGGTATTTGTTATCATTGATCTGTGAAACAGTCAAACAATCAATTTCACCCTCGGTCACTACCAGCATCTTTCTATGCCCATTCGCCCAGAGGTTCTGTCCAAAGAAGCGATTAGAGAACTTTGAACCTTTTGTCTCAAACCTTTTGTCTTTGTATCGAATCTTCTGCCCTATCAGTTCACCATGGTCATCATAGTAACATGCAACTTGTGCTGGCTCATCATGAATAGTTGTTTTGAAATACCCATATTTTTCACATGTGTCTTTTCTGATTCCTCTGGCTCTAAGAGTGTCTACCACCATATCGGTCAAAGGAATACAGCCTTTGCATCTGTGTCTATTTTCAGCCTTGTCTTCCATTTCTTCTGCATCTCCTTCATAATGATATGTCTCGCAGGAAAAGCAGTAGGTGTGCCCATCTGAATACAGACACAATGCGTCATGCGAACCACAATCAGCGCAGGGTAAATGCGCTTGTACTAGCGTACTCTGCATAATTCACTGGAATATATTCTCCTTTAACCCTTGCAACATCAGCATCACGGAAATCAATTTTGAAGCATCCAAGCAAATCATTCACGGCTTTTTTCTGTACATCCGTTTCTTCTCCATCGTTAGGAACATCAACAAACACAATGATAGACGTTTCTTGCGGATCAACATACAGTCCACCAACTGCCATCTGTTCTCTGCCCTGTTCAACATGCCCATCACGATGAATCACGTAGTGGTAGTCTACATCAAAGTCACCTCTGCGTCTGGAATCACTGTACAATTCATCCCCATCTTTGTTTTGAAGATCAATATCAGCAACAATGATTAGATCCGTCATACTTCTATTTCTAAATTTAATCTTTTTCACATTTTTCACCTCTTACATAAATATCTTTTTCACTCATCCCTTTCTTTGGTTCAGACAACCAGTCTAAAGGTATGTACTTATCTGCATAGACAAACCCATGTTTTTTGCACCAGTCACCATAAGATGTCTTGCTCCCCTTACGAATCTTCGTCCGTGAGTTGGAAAAGACAAACCTGATGTCAAGATCTGGGTGCTGCTTCTGAATAAGTAAATGCTTTTGTCGATCAGCAACAGAAAACAGCCCTTTTGTCTCTACGATAATTCCATTCCCTAAGACAAAATCTGGTGTGTAATGATGAAGAACAGGTGCAGAAGTATAGTCTACCCTATGTTTTTCATAGGAATACTCTGCTCCTGCATTGTTCAGTTCATCAATCACTCGCTCTTCCAGTCCAGATCTGTAGGATTCATTAACCTTTCTACTCCACCCTCCATGTCGGCTAAAGTAAGGCAATATTAGAAATCTCCCTCTTCATCAAATGGAGCATCATCCTCTTCTACATCTGGCTTAGACGTAGGGGTGTCTTTATCATATTCACCTTCAACTGTAGCATCATATCCTTCTTCATCTGTGCTAAATCCAAGGGATGCTGCATCAGTACCGCCATATGGAACATATTTAAGAACCTGCACGCCACGCAGATAACATGCCAGTCCATTATTGTTGTTAGACATCCAGTATGGAGACAAAGAAAAGGCAACACGAATGATAGAACCATTGCCCAGATTAGATGCTTTGATCGGGTGCCCTTTAGCATCAACAACTGGAATAGTTCTAGTCATTTCTTCACCAGCTTTTGTCTTGTAAGTCTTCTTAGCTTTGAACTTGAATGTAACAGTACCATCATTCAGTTCATGCATACCAAGAGACGGTTCAGAACTCCATTTCTTGCCAGGTTTCAGTTCATAAGATTCTTTCGCTTTTTCAAATTCCTGTTCCAGATATGCTTTGAACTCTTTCGTTGTCTTTGCATCAAATGTAATCTGGATAGAATAACCAAGCTCCTGTCCTTCATATGTTTCTACTTTACGCAGGAAAGCATAACGTGCTTCTCCTTTCGGTGTAACACCATTCACATACTGTCTTTTTACGTTAGCCATAATTTTTCTCCTTAATCAAATTTATTTACAACAGCATTATCAGAAATTTTAACAAGTAATCCCATAGCGACTGCTTCGCCTGCATAAATTCTACGAAGCTCTGGGGAAGTATTTGTACAGAAGACACCTAGCTGTGCTGCCCCTACCACGGATGTAGGAGAGACAATCAACAACTTCTTTTCCATCAGTCTTGTTCCATTCAGCATAAGAGCGTACCCAGCAGGGATTCTCACTCTGCCAAAATGAACGTAAGCATTTGCATCAATCGTCATTGTCTGTGTTGCTTTGAAGATGAATGCACCGTTTACAAGTTCTACAACTACTTCCTTCCCCACTTCAAGATGGGGAATGCGTGGTACTCTAGGTTTCTTTGTTACAACTTTCTTTTCTTTTGTCTCTGTCATAATCAGACGCTCCTTTCTCCATAGCTTGCCCCAATTAAAAATGACTTGGCGTTAGGGCACTGTGCCATGATCTCATTACAGAAGGCTCTCCACTCAGGCAACTTGTGATTGTGTCTCTGTTTAAGGATCGTTTTAAGCTGTCTATAGTTAGTAGTAACCCTTGCAGTCAATTCAAGACCGACAGGGCAGGAATAAATCAACTGCAAAAATGAAGATTCCCTCTGCCCCTCTCTAAACTGCTTCTGCAATTCTTCCAGTCTCTTGATAATCTGCGGATCTGTGTAGGGTGTAAAAGCCGTATCAAGCTGCATCTTAGACAACCTGTGCATAGTAGACTGACTAGACACAATCTGTGCAAAGTGATAACGTTCAAACTCTGTCCACATCTTGATTGTGCATGTCAAATCAAAAGACACGACAATTCCGCTTAGAAAATTGTCGTGTCCTTCACTGCTTTCCCTATTTGCCAATGAGACTGCTCGCTTCCAATCAAGATCGTCAATGTAACGATGCTGTGAATTAAAGTCCAACCTTTCTTTCATCGGGTAGCCACTAGCTCTAATGGAATTATGCATGTCATACACCTGTAAATTCGTGATCTTCATTTTTCTACCTCTTTCAGCTTATTTGCATACCACGCAATTTTCCCAGCAGTTTCCTGCTTATCCCCCTTACGTCCATATCGGTAAGCATACTTGATAATATTTCCCCACAAAAAGCCTTCAAGCTGCTCCTTAGTCAGCAGGTGCTGCATGATATCGATAGCTTCTGGAATACCATACACCTGATAATGAGATGGATTGATAGCATCTTCTTTGCTAGTCTCCCCTTCTTTAACTAACAGAAGTGCTTTTTTATACGTTGTGTCCACTTTTTCTTCAACGTTTTTGTCATCAGCTGTAGAAATTTTTTCTTCATTTTTTACATGATGGAGCATACTTGATTTCTCTTCCCTTCTTTTTGTAAAATCTTCCATTTTTGAATTTCTCCTTTTGCCAATCCACTAATTTGTAATTGATCTTCGTCACAATAGTGGTGCAGTCAGTGCAACAGAGCTTATATACATTTCCGTATGTAGACACACTCGGTTTATATGGCTTGCTGCAATACCTACAGTGTCTTATTCCTTGTTCTTGCTCTCTGTCCCAGTATTTGTTTGAACAATCAACACAACAAAAATGGGAAGTTGATTCAAATCCTTTGTACGGATGAAACAGCTTCCCACATTCCCAGCATTTCCATAAGCATGTTTTATTTCTAACTTGATTAGTGTATTTCTTCCACTCAAGTTCATTTGAAATTACAACTCTCAATAGACACCACCCTCCTTTTGTTGATAGACACAACCTTGTTTAGGAGAAGCAACCTAGAAATGATGTCTTCTCCATAGCGTGTCACAATTAAAATCAGGAATCCCATAAAGATGATTTTTAATAATAATCATTAAAAATAATAAAAAAAAAATCCCATATAAGTAATACCTATAGAATATTCTATAGGTATTATTTATATGGGAACTATTAACAATTATCAATTTAGATTTCATCACTAGGAATCTAAGAGAATACTTAAAGTATTCCTCATCTTCTCCATAGCATACCACAATTACATTTTGTTCAATTTGTCTTTGTTCTTGATGCAAAAGGCATGAATCAAGTCACGAATTGTTTGCGAAGGTTTTACACCTTTTCTATCACAAGTAGAATAAAATCTTTCTTTTTCTTCTAATGATATTCTGAGCCTAAATTGTGCATCCTTAAATGAGCCGTCTTCCATTCTTTTTCCTGCTCTCCTTCCTTTCCTTACAAAAGATTCTTCGTCTTTTCATTCTTTATGCAAAACTCTTCAATAAGTTTACGCACCACTTTAGATGGGGTCATACCCATATTGGTACATATAGTATAAAAAGCATCTTTTTCTGCTCCATTGATCCTGATTCTTAACGATACATCTTTGCTCTGCTGCTGCTGCTGTTCTGTAGTCATATTTATATCCTCCTTTGACTGTCTACAGAATATCACAAAGCCCTACATGTGTCAAGATGTAGGGCTTTGTGTATCCTTAATGGAAAACATAAAGACTATCAAGCACTTGTCTGATGTCTAATTTTCCTTCGGATGGGGGGCATGGCAGTGGTTTATCCTGTGTTCCTACGGCTGTTTTCATGTCTTCATAGAAATTCTGAAGTACATCATTCTCTTCATACATTTTCACAAATGCTTCTCTGACAGTGTGAAAGAGGGTGTCTGCCTGTGCAGGGGACGTAGCATAGGAATCATGGATCATGCTGAAATGATGAATCCCTTTGTCAAGACACATGTTGATAGACAACTGCAAATGACTAGCGTCCATGGAATGAATAAAGTTTGGTGCAATTCCTTGCGTCTGTTTCTTTTTGGCAACATTCCCTGTCTCTTCCGGCACATAGAAGTTTTTAGTGAGATTTAAGAATCTCATTTTCACCTTCTTGACGTGTGTCTCCATATAGTTCTGCTGAATAGGAAGTCCCATTGGCGTATTCCATGTAACAACATCACCTGTCTTGCATACAATAGCGGAAATGTCTTGTAACCACTTCATTCCAATGAACGCCTTGACAACAGTCTGAGAAGCTGCTTGCCAAATTAGTTTAGCCATGTAAAGTGCTAAAGAGTTCTTACTTGCAGTAAACATGCTTCCCTTGTCAGTTCCGTACACATCATTTAGAGTATCTTCTAAAATCTGCTCTTTGAATCCAAACTGTTTGGCACCGTATGCAAGGGTCATGACACATCTTTTTGTCACTTTTCTGCTCACCCCAAATGCTAACCACTGCTGTGCTAGGGTTTTTGTCCCCCATTTCATCGTTTTCTCCCCGAATTTGTTAGTGATATACGCGTCAGAAGTACCATTTAAGGCGTTTTCTCTAAGTACAACGTTCACTTTTTCAGCTACTTCGCCGTATATATCCCTAGGTTTATCGCCAGGGATCAGATTGACTGATTTTCCCCCAATTTCATCTCTAAGAGCTGCTGAAAAGTGCTGCAATCCAGAGCATGTGCCGTCAAATGCTACAGGAATACCGCATGTCCAACCGATGACAGAACCGTTATGCTTGTCTTTGTAATTAAGCATTTCCTTGTACTCAAAGCACCAGCCTAGGAACTCTACAGGACAATCAGAGTTAGCCCAAAAACCTTTGTCTTCCCCTAACGGGGCATTCGCTACTGACAAGATAGCTTCTTCATTGTCCTTTGTCCACTGAATCTGATCGTCAAAAGACACTTTATCATTGCCGTAAAATTCGCAACCTGCAACACGCATCCAGTACTCTGCCTTTTCGTCTGTAGCGGCAGGGGTGTCTGCAAGTAAAAGCAACCCTTTTGTCAAATCATCCCCCTGAAAAGAAAATGCAGGGATGGGATAGACACGCCCGCGAAAATCCATGTTGCAAGGGAAGAATATTCTCTTGTAGGGAGCGTATTCTTTAGCGATTGCAAGCATAGATAAACATCTAAGTGCCCTTCCCTTTCGTGCATTCTCACGATGAATCAGTTCAACTGCGAGCTTCTTATGCTCTTTCAATTCTTCTTCTGTATAATCTCCTTCTAATCTAGGGAGTTTATCGTAAGGTTGAAATTTTGGAATACCTGCAAGATCTCCACCATTCTTGACGATTTTTTCTACTACTTTCAGCACTCTAGTATTGATTTTCCATGGTGTAGACTGTACGGCATTGACTGCACGTAAGACGCTAGTTAAATCTGTCTGTTTCAGCTTTTCCAAATACTGCGTAAAGAAGATAGTTTTATTCTTATGCAGTCTCATCAAAGAATATGATGTCCTTAATTCTCCATAGTAACCACCATTCGTGTAGCTTGTCCATTCTTTAGGGGGAATAATCGTAGGAATTGCCCTACAAGTATTCTGCAACAACGCTACTTCATTGATATTCCATAAATCAATAAAAAGCTGGCTAGGATTAAGTTTATCCATGCTTGCTCTTCCAGTGCCATGATTGATATGCACAATTTCAAATAAGGTGGTGGAAGACACAAGGCATTCAATCAATTTGCCCCCTAATTTTATTTTGGCGGCGGTATTCCATTTAATCCAGTTAAATCCTGCTTCTGTCATTGCTTTGTGCTGAATGTAATACTTCTTGAAATGTTCACCTACACGCTTCTTTAATCCTGTATTTAATTCTTTCAGATTTTCAGGGTTAGAATTTTCAAAGGCTACAAGATTAGCATCATCTTCAATGCTTTCCCCAATACGTTTAGCAATGGTGCTAAGTTCATTCTTTCGGATGAAAACATAGTCCATTGTGCATGCCATTGTACTCAGAGCTAGGACGGCATAAAGGTGTGTCTTATCATCATAGATCTGTGCTAACTGTTCCAACATGTTATGATAAGCTGCTTGTACGCCACATTTTGGCTGCAATTCATATGTTACAAATTCACGAATGCTTTTAATAAACTTATCATATGCATAGTCCATCATGCCTTTTCCGACTTGTGTCTCTGTAGCCCTTCCATTGCTACAACTGTTCTGTAAGACACGTTGTGCTGCTTCTTCTGCACGTGTCTTTGCACGCCGTTCAAGTTCAAGTTCATCCTTGAGAGTGATGTTTTCATAGTCCATGATATTTTTCCTTTCTCTGAAAAAAAACATAAGAAAAAAGAGAGAACGAAAATGTTCTCTCTTCTTCTCTACGTGCCACAATTAAATTACTTGTCTATTTCATACAAAATTCGATTATCACATTCATAATAGCAACCGCTTTTATACTTATGGATATGTTCAGTAAGTCCATCTGCACCTGTTTCAAGCAAGTATAGCGTGTCTCCATCCATCAGCTTATTTCCTAATTCTTCGTTGTCAATACAATCAAGGAACATAGGCGGTACATCTTTGAACGCCCCTTCTTCAATAAGAAATGCAGCTAACTCTACAGGGGTTCTGATATATGCGTATTTTTCATCCCTTCCTTTCTGCACCCATCCGATCAGTCCTGCCTTTGCTAATGTAATTGAATCAAAAATACCAGCTTCTGTCACGTCATCATAAACAAATGCCACTTCAATCTGCATTGCTGTCATATGCATAAGTTTATGTAGTAACGTGATAATTCTGTCTGCTTCCCAATCACCTATAGAGATAGAATGGAAAGCATCATCATCCATTCCGATACATTCATGCGGAATGGAGACAGTCATGTATTCCTCTTTCTGTTCAGTTCTTACTCTGACACCACTAAAGGGGAGCATGAAATCAAAGCTATCTGTCTTTAACATAATTATTTTCCTTCCTTTCTTTTCTAAAAATCAGTACCATCTGCCAGGAACTCATAGTTCCCTTTTGCTAATTCCGTGCGAATGTAGTTATCGCATGTGTAATATTCATAATCAGCTTCTGCATTTTCATAAAGGCGTTCGCATTCTTCTTTTCGCCATTCTTCAAGTGCATCAATGAAATATGCGTACTTCTCATCTTCTTCCATTGGGATACCGTCAATTAGTAACTCAATGTAGGTATTCCATGCACGTGGATTAGAGCTAGTCCATGAATACTGTGCTACACGTACTTCCCCATACTTTCTGATTTCATCAAGCACGGAGGCTTTAATACATCCTTTTGTATCAAAGTTTTCAGCTACATTGATTGCCGCCTGTGCGTCCTTGAACGCCCCTGTGAACCCTGCCCCTGCTTCCGCATCCCCTAGGGAAAAAGACACACCGTCTTTATCTACTTCAAAGCCGTGGTCGGAAAACACGTTGTATGTGAAATCTTCTTCTGTGTACTCACCCCAATCAAGGGAATCTACCCACACATATCTGTATCTTTCCAGTACTTCTTCCTGTACTTTTCTTTCCAGTTCTTCAAATTTGTATACTTTCTGCACTACTTCTCTCATGATTGTTCCTTCCTTTCTTATTCTGAAATTTCCAAAAAACCAAAGTCGCATTCAATGAACCCATCTTCTATGAGTGCATCTGCTAACTTGTCATAATCAAGATAGTCTTCCAGTTTCTCAAAGCTATCCCCCCAATAGCCTTCTGCCCCTAACTCTTTGATTAAGTCTTCCCAACTCATTTCTTCTCGCCACCAAATTGAATGGTAGGCAATCTTTTCCAGTACTTCTTCCAAGTCATCCTGTACGTACTTGAGATACTGCTCCACGATGATTTGTTCATATTCTTCCAAGTCATCCAGTTCATCCTGCACTTCATCTGCTTTGAGATACGTCCAGTACCTATCATCTACTTCAATTTCCTGATGATACTTGTTGATTTTGTTAAGAATGTACTTGTATGTCATGTCAGATTACCCCCTTATGAATTTCAGTCAGTACTTCATCCAGTGTAAGTCCTTCTAACTTGATGACTAATTCAGGATGACGATTGAACACTGTCAAAAGTAACTTATAATACTTGTCGTTCATTTCAGCACGAATAGCGACAAGTTCCATGATTTCAAATTTACTCATTCTCCATCCTTCCTTTCATAACTTGACTTGTAGCCTGTCTCATCAGCATGGGTAGGCTATCCCCCATGGACTAGACACACCCTTGCTTGTGTGCCTAGTTTCGACTTCATGACATTTGCATGATGACTTCCCCTGTCGTTGCGTCCCATACAATGGAATTGAGAACATCAAGGCGATAGTCCTTATTTTCTGCTACTGCTTTGATGAATGAGAATGGAAGAATATCCATCCCATTTCCATGTTCATCGACAAACCATCGAATGTGCCGCCGTGTTGTCATGCTATAAAGCCCTGTAATTTCTAGGGCGTCCAGTGTCCCCTTGAGTACAAGGGTATTGTATGAGTACATCTCATATTCTCTCTTTATGCCATTATCTGGATTAGTGTCTTTCCATACCACGTAATTCTTCGTGGTATGCTTGCCTTTTTCGATGTTGAACCATTTCAGCATTATTCATCATCCTCGCTTTCTTCTTCTTCTTTAATACCTAAACTTTCAAATACCCATTCGTCATCGAACCAAAGAATGTCATTTAAGCTAGTTCTATCAATTCCTTCGGGGTACAACTCTTCAATGAGAGACACAAATTCATCCCCCTTGCCTTCATCTTCAATCTTTTCCACGGTATCTCTTGCTCCACTCCATGCCGTGCGGTAAATGTCATACCAATCCATTTCATCAAATACTTTCATGTTCCATCCATCCTTTCTTTAATCCTGTAGCCTGTCTCATCAGAACGTGGGCGGCTATTCCGCGTTTACTAGACACCCTTGCTTGTGTGTCTAGTTTCGACTTTTATTTGCTTTTCTTCACAAGTGTCAGTTTCAATTTATATGCCGTATCCAAATGGTCGATATGGGTAATAGCATCAAAGCAGTACGCCACCAGATTTGCTGCATAGTCACAACGTGCCTTGAGTGTACGTCCTGCATAAAAGCACACATCACCTTGTGCAATATCGGGTGAATCGTAACTACTGAATTTTTCAAGAATCTTGATACCGATACATTCCCATTTACCGTACTCATACCCTTCTTCCATGGCTATGAAATTTGAAATGCTATCTTTAATCTTGCCGATTGAAAATTCATCAAACATAATCAGCCCATTGTCTTTAGTCCATGTGTTCATGCCCCATGCCGTGATTTCTTTTCTTTCCATGATTTTTTCTTCCTTTCTGCATGTATCCTATTGTGTAGCCATGCTTACCAAAAAAAATTTAAGCCACCATCTCTTGATGGTTGGAATACCACTGTTTAGTACAATGGTTTAGAAACTAGATACAGCATGATTTCACTACCTTTCACCTACACCGCCCCATTTCATCATCTGTGCTTGCCACGTCATCACAAGATACCTTGTTAGACGTGGCAAGCACACACTCTATGAGACTGTCCACTACTCAGCCTTGCCGTATATCGCAAGCTACTTTCATGACTTTTCAGTGTGTATCCGCACTGTTATGTTGCCACCGCTTTTCCCGATGACTTTCTTTTTTTCGTATGGTGTGAATTGGTACTACGCATACAGTAATTTCACCATTCGCATTTTTCAGCTATTCATTTTTCAAAGAACCCCGATGATGTTTTGGGGTATCCCATCACGTCACCGTCACTCTCTCATTCTCAGTGGTATCATTTCCTCTCGTTCGTTCACTGTGCCTAGATTGTAGCACGTTGTGTATCCATTGTCAAGATGATTTTTCTTCTAGTTCTCTCTGTCGTCTTACCATTCCGCCGTGAGTCTGTTGCCAGTCGCGTTCGCAATGTGCGGTGTTCTGAGTTCTTCCACCACGCCATCCGTACATGTTCTACAGATAGCATTTTCAGAATGGGGGCGGGCTGCCTTGCGGCGTTCCGTCCGTGTCATCCTTGACTGTCTAGATTGTATCACGTTGTGTATCCAAAGTCAACAGCAAATTTGCATTTCTTTGTGAAGAAATTTTGTTCGCATATGATACCATACCCCCGTAGGGTATCGTGATTGTCAACCATATCATGCCAGTAGCACGGTAGTAGTAAGAGATTATATTTTGCATGTACATATATAGGCAAACAGGGCTTGCCATCCCCGTTCAGTTTAAGTATAATAATATTATACTAATACATTCCACCCTGCCCCAGCGATAACGGCGAGCGCGTGGAGGGTACGGGGGAAAACAGCCAGGGCAATTTTAATGAATACCCTTTCACAATTTTTACAATTTTTTGTTTTAAGAAGGAGGAACAACACCATGAAAAGACAAAGGGCACCACGAGGGCAAGGAAGTATCACATCATACGGAGACGGAAAATTCAAAGGTATCATAACCATTGGATACAAACTAGATCCAGTGACGAAGAAGAATAAACGTCTCACAAAAACCTTTACAGGAAAGACAAGGAAAGAAGTCCAAGCAAAGATCACTGAATATCAGTACAAGGTAAATGCAGGGAAGATCAATCCATTAGCAGCTCCCCTTACATTCAAACAGTATAGTGAACGCTGGCTTATGATGAAGAAGGCAACTCTTAAACCACAAACCTATATCAACTATGAAAGCAATATGCAGTGTCTTGATTTTGGCAACAAAGCTATGAAAGACATAACAGTTTCAGACGTCAACACATTGCTCCTAACATTGCTACAGACACTCTCTCCTGCCACTGTACGAGGAAGACACGCCCTATTGAAAAGTGTCTTTGAAGGAGCAAGAAAAGAAAAACTCATTATAGAGAATCCTGTAGAAGACAGCATGCGTATCAAGGCACAGGTAGATCACACTGTGACAGAAATGCATGTCTTAACGAAAGAAGAGAGTACAAATGTTCTATTAAAAGCTAAGGAGATGAAAGCTCCCATATGGTTCTACCCTCTGATACGTACTGCCTTAGAGACAGGGATGAGAAAAGGAGAGCTGCGTGCCTTACAGTACAAAGCACTGGGTAAAGACACCATCTATATAAAAGCCAGTGTAGAAGACAGTGCAGGGAAAGGGGCAACTCTCACAACGCCTAAGACACGTGCTTCTGTAAGGAGAATACATGTGTCTACATCACTCATTGAGATCCTACAGGCTCTTCCCCATAAAGATGAAAACAGTTTTGTCTTTCACACTAAGAATGAGACTTTAATTGCTAATAGTGATATACAGTACTACTTTAATGCACTAAAGAAAGTAAGTAACATAGACAAACCACTTCACTTCCACGATCTAAGACACACCCATGCCACCCTTCTTATCATGGCAGGTGTGAACATCAAGACCGTCTCTACTCGCCTAGGTCACGCATCTGTATCTATAACGCTCAACAGGTACACACACGCCCTTCCGCAGCAAGATAAAGAAGCTAGTGAAACGATTTGTAGTATGCTACTATCGGATACTACGATGAAAGACAATCAGCAATAAATACCCTAGATACCCCTATAGAATGTAATTGGGGTACGTATATACATCTAAATACCGTATGGCATAATAATCGTCCTTATTATACCATATGAAGGTTTCGGGGTTTGCTTCTAGAGGCGCTCACCATGGGCATGAGAAAGCCTCCACAGAATGACCGCGGCGGACGAAAGGCTGCTGCCTGTCTTCCGCTCCCTGACGTCCCTCAGCGCTGAAAAACGGCATCCTGCCCTCTTCCTCTTGCATTTCATCGCGTCACGCTCCATAATAAGGCAATTCAGGCATCACCCAGTTCAACGACGCGCGACGCTTCCATAGGTATGCGCCGCTCCAC